AAGTTCCCAAAAGAATTTGATGTGAAGCAATACATAAATTACGATGTTCAATTTCAGAAATCTTTTCTTGATCCTTTACAGTTTATCACTGAAAAGATTGACTGGGATATTTCAGGTCGTGCGACACTGGATGATTTCTTTTCCTAAAATAACACTTTACTTTTTTTGAATATAGAGGTATAATTAGAATATGAAAAAGATTACAGAAGAATATTTGGAGTTCGTTGACTCGGTTACAAGTGATGCGTCGAAAAATTATGGCACGTTTGAAACAAGAATCAAAGAACTATCTTACAAAGGTGTGGATGTTCCAAGATTGCTAACAGGCACGATTGGTTTGAATTCGGAAGCAGGTGAGTTCGGTGACATTGCAAAAAAGATTTACTTTCAAGGTAAAGAATACAACGAAGAAAATCGTGACAAACTTATCAAAGAACTCGGTGACGTGATGTGGTATGTTGCTGTTTGTTGTATGTCATTGGATGTTTCACTTGAAGAAGTTTTACAAAGGAACATTGGTAAATTGACAAATCGTTATCCAGATGGTTTCGATAAAAATATTTCTGAGAATAAAAAGGAGTAGGAATGGATTTTCTAAAAGATGTGATTAAACAAACCGGCAATGAATATGCGGCGTTGGTTTCAGAAGGTGTAGAGGCAGGTGATGTAGACAATTTTATTGATACGGGTTCTTACATTTTTAATGCTTTGTTATCTGGTTCTTTGTATGGTGGATTACCTGCTAACAAAATTACTGCTCTGGCAGGTGAGTCTGCAACTGGAAAAACGTATTTTGTTTTGGGAATGGTCAAGAACTTTTTAGATTCAAATCCAGATGCTGGTGTTTTATATTTTGAGTCTGAGTCTGCTATCACAAAACAGATGATTGAGAGTCGTGGTATTGATTCAAGGCGCATGGTTGTTTTACCAGTAACCACTGTTCAAGAATTTAGAACACAAACTCTAAAAGTTCTTGACAACTATATTGAGAACAAAGAAAAGAAACCTATGATGATGGTTCTTGATTCACTTGGTATGTTATCGACAACAAAAGAAATTGAAGATACTGCTGATGGTAAAGAAACAAGAGACATGACAAGAGCACAACTAATCAAAGCAACTTTTCGTGTATTGACATTGAAACTTGGTAAAGCAGGCGTTCCGCTGGTTATCACAAATCATACCTATGATTCTATGGGTTCAATGTTTCCAACAAAAGAAATGTCAGGTGGTACTGGTTTGAAATATTCAGCATCGTCAATTATATTTCTTTCAAAGAAAAAAGAAAAGGATGGCACAGAGGTTGTTGGTAATATCATTCACTGTAAAAACTATAAGTCAAGATTGACTATGGAAAACAAAATGGTTGATGTTCGCTTGTCATATAGCAGAGGTCTTGATAAGTATTATGGTTTGCTTGACCTTGCAGAAAAATACAGCGTATTCAAAAAAGTATCTACAAGATATGAGTTACCGACCGGTGAAAAAGTTTTTGGTAAAACTATCAACACGAATCCAGAAACATATTTTACAAAAGAAGTAATGGAAGTTCTACAAGAATGTGCTAAGAAAGAATTTCTATATGGCAATGAATATGTTGAAGAAGATAATGAAGAGGTAACGGATGAGTAAGTATGATAGGTGGGTTTTTTATTCTGAGAAAGGTGCTTATACATCGACTTCGTTACTAGGACTTGTTTACGAAATTCTAAAACACCGAACGCAACATTTATTAAAAGGACAAGGGTGGAGAGATTGAAACAAGAATATCGTTATGTAAAAAGAAAAGATGACGATCAAAATTATATTGTTCTACATCAAGGAACGTATAGCGGTGTCGTCTTTCATTATGGTAAGATAACTATCAATGAAGAAGAAGGTCAAGCGAGACTATCATTTGATTATACTGTCATTGACGACAATGGTTATGAGAAAGGTATGTTAGAAACACCTGAATTCAAAAATGTTTTAGGTGACGTATTAGTTGAAGAACTCGACGAATATTTCAAGGAGCAAGACGGGCATTTTAATGAATCAAACGATTGAACAAACTATAATTAACAACCTGATTACGAACGAACAGTTTTCAAGAAAGGTGATTCCCTTTCTAAAGTCTGAATACTTTTCAATCTTTTATGAGCGAATCGTATTTGAAGAAATACAAAACTACATTCTCAAATACAAAACGATTCCAACGAACGAAAGTATTGCCATTGAGATTGACAATCGTAAAAGTATTTCTGAAGAAGATTATCAAAACGCAATTAAGTTTTTGAACGATATTGAGAAAACAGATATCGACAACGAATGGTTAGTTGATACTGCTGAAAAGTTCTGTAAAGACAAAGCAGTTTATCATGCTGTGCTTTCTGGTATTCAAATCATTGACGGTAAAGATAAGAATAGAACAGCAGATGCGATTCCTGATATACTTACAAACGCATTGTCCGTTTCTTTTGATTCAAGCGTTGGTCATGATTATATTGAAGACGGTGAAAATCGATATGATTTTTATCACAAAAAAGAAAAGCGTATTCAGTTTGATTTAGATTATTTCAATCGTATAACAAAAGGTGGTCTACCTTCTAAGAGTTTGAACATTGCTATTGCTGGCACCGGTGTCGGTAAAAGTTTGTTTATGTGTCACGTTGCCGCTTCAACTTTGATGCAAGGTAAAAATGTATTGTATATTACAATGGAGATGGCAGAAGAACGCATTGCCGAACGTATCGACGTAAATCTCATGGACATCACAATGGATGAACTTCATGATTTACCAAAACAAATGTTTGATACAAGCATTGAAAAACTTAGAAAGAAGACAGAAGGTAAATTGATTATCAAAGAGTATCCAACTGCTTCCGCACATTCAGGTCACTTTCGTGCGTTACTCAAAGAACTATCGATTAAGAAAAACTTCAAACCAGATATTATCTTTATTGATTATCTGAATATTTGTGCTTCGTCACGAATGAAAGGTATGGGCGGTTCAATCAATTCTTATAGTTACATCAAAGCAATTGCCGAAGAACTTCGTGGTCTTGCCGTTGAATTTGATTTACCTATCGTTTCTGCTACACAAACTACAAGAACAGGTTTTGTTTCAAGTGATATTGGTCTTGAAGACACTTCAGAAAGTTTTGGTTTACCAGCAACTGCTGACTTTATGTTTGCTCTTATATCAAACGAAGACTTAGAAGAACTTGGTCAAATTATTGTCAAGCAATTGAAAAATCGTTACAATGATCCAAACACAAACAAAAGATTCGTTGTCGGTATCAATCGTGCAAAAATGAAACTGTATGACGTTGAAGAAAACGCTCAAAGTGGTATAGTTGACAACGGGCAGAAAGGTATTGCCGAAAAGGTAGAGAAACCAATGACTACAAACAAGTTTGATAAGTTTTCAAACCTTACTGACATAAAAATATAAATAATCATATGGCACTACAATCTTTTGAATTTTGGAATAAACTACAATTAAAAGAACAAAAATCAATTATAACAGAAGAAGACGAAGATAAAGAAGGTGAATTGCCTGCTTCTATTTTCAAAGGGTTTGATTACAAAGTAGAAACATCTAAAAGCACGACAAAAAGAACCATGATACGTGTAAGTTCTGCTGATCGTGATAATGACCGTGATGAAATATTCAGACGGTTGAAACAAGCAGGTATTAGTGCGAAAATTGTATCGGCGTCTTCAAGTGTTGACCCGATTGATGCTGACTATGAAGATCATATTTACAGAATCAATGTAAAACCAAAATCAGGTGGCATGCAAGAAACTACATTGAATTCAAGCATCACAGAACTTTTTCCTTGTATTGCATTTGAAACAAAATACAATCCAAAATCAGTAGAAGATTTTCATCAATATCTAATGACACTTGATGTATCAAAACTCAAATGTGTCGGTGCTTCAGATAGAAAAGCGGCGCAAGAAACTATCAACTCAGCAGATACATCATCAAAATTTCAAGAAAAAATGAAAAACGCAATTGGTGTATACAAATATCTAATTGAAGAACATAACGGTAAACCAATACAAAACGTGTTCTGGGGATACCGTGCAAAACCAAAAGGTGTGCCAAGCAACCATCCCGGAGATATGTTCATACAGTATAGAGATGGAAGTTTATTAGGTGTAAGTCTAAAAGCAGGTGGTAAAAAAACAAAAGAACCACAACTGAATACATATGTTAGACCAATCTTTACTGCATTCAAAGATACGAAAGGTTTAGACAATCTAAGAAAAACTGCATATACAAATGTTTATTCTAAAATAGATGGTATGCCCGGTATAGATTCTTTTGATGGTGGTAAAAATGGTAGACATAAAGA